GCGTTCAAGGGGAGCGAACCCGAAGCCTGAACGATGACATCCGCGCCGTTCACGTTGAGCACGGCGCGATTGCTGGCGTTGACATACAGCGTCGGGTACGCGCCGTTGACGCCGGCCGGACGGAAGTCGAAGAGGATCGCGAAAGAAAGAGGCGTGATGCTCCGATAGGCCCAGCACTCCAGTGTGAAGTCTTCGTTTCCGAACGCGAGCGTCCCTTCGCTCGCAATCTGCACGGCATCCTGAACGGGACCGGCGCCGTCGCCGCGCCCTGTACCTGCGAGCGACAAGGCACCCGTGCCGAACTTCGGCGAGGTAGTTGAGATCGCCGCGCCCGCGCGAAATGTGATGCTGTGCCTCTTCACGTCGGTTGTCGAGGTCGCACCGTTCGCCCCATCGAAATGCAGCAGAACGCGCGCGGCCTCGGAGTCGAGCGCGCCAGGGTTCGAAGTGGTCTTGACGCGAGGCCCCGGCCAAGTGATGCCAGCCACCACCGCGAGGTCGGTCCAAGCGGAGGCATCGTCGGAGAACTGGATGTGTACCAGCAGGGGAAACTTCGACACATCGGCAGCCGCACCCAGCCGGATGTCTGTGACGGACACGGCGCCACCGGCACCGAAGTCCCAGGACAGCACGAGGCCCCTCACCGCTGCCGCGCTCCATGCTGCGCCAGTGGCCGTGTTGTCATCCTGTAGGCTCGCCACCGTGCCGGAAGTCGGCGCCGTGTTCGCAGTCAGGGCGGCAGGGGCATCGACGCGTGACCCCGCCGACAGCAAGTGGAACTCAGTGAGCTCCAAATCGCCGCCTGCATACGCTTCGATGCTGGTCGCGCGCCAGTAACGATGTGCCGCCATCTCAGCGCCACGGTCCCGTGATGTCGAAGAACGCCGCGCCGGTGCTGTTGGCGGTCGGCACAGCGGTGGTACTGGTGTTCGTCGTGTTCACGACGATGAGATTCCTCCCGGCGAGAGGCCCAGCACCCGGCACCCGGTCATTGAACTTGAAGCTGTCGAACGCCGACGTATGGGGCGTCGAGTAGAGGCCCGGCGCATCCCCACGAGGTGGCGATGCGGTGTTCACCGCGAAGTAGCGCTTCGACAGACGCAATGCCCCATCGATGGGACTCGGGAAGGACCCGAAAAGGCCGTCCATGCCAGAGGTCGAAGAGCTTACCCCGGTGTAGGGTAGACACATGTTGAGCAGGGCCGAGCCCAGTCCCGCAGGAGCGCGCGGAAAGGCGTGTTGCGTAGCGTTGTTGTACTCGGGCTGGCCGTCCGACTGCGAACTCGAATTGTTCGTGCTCGAATAGCCAAGCGCACATGCATAAGCATCACCACCGGGCCTGAAGGGCACGGCATCCCCAAAAAACTTGGTGAATCCATGCGTAAAGGTCGGACTCGATGCGTATCCGGGGCAGACATGAAGATAGAAAGCGCGCGCGTCGCCGATCAACATCCACTGCACTGCCGTGGCGTTCGCCGTGTTGCTCTTGGACCAGTAGCCACCGCCTGCGATCTGCAGCGCCGTAGGAAACAGTCCCGCATACGTATTGATGTCGCTCATCGACTCGCAGCCGACCACACGCGCAATCGTGGTGCCGGTGTCGTCAAGCCGAAGAATCATCTTCGTGCTCTGGGGGTCGGTCGATTGAAATGCGGCGACGTTGGTCCCGCTGAAAATCTCGGCGAAACCCAACGGCGCCATCTTCATCGTGATGGTGCCGGTGTAGGTGCCATCGGGAAGACTGGTCGCGAAGGTCACCGCAGTGGCGCCAGGCTTGCCGGTGATCTTCTGTTCGCCATTCATGCCCACCCAGCCGGTCGGGCCGCCGGCCACGCCTGCGATGAGCACTACAGAATCGATCTGCGCCGAGTGCGAGCCGGTGAATGCGGCCGTCGCAACGCCGCCGGTCACCGTCAACGAACTGAGCGTCTTGAGGTCAAAGCCATCCTTCAGGCACGCGCGGATGACGCCCAGGAGCGAACCGACAGTACCCGATAGCGCCGGCGCACCGGACATCAGGCTCGAAAAGTATTTGACGGTTGTATCGACAACAGAGGCCATGGTTTCTTTCTCTCTTTAGGGACGGTCCACGCCAATCAGGACGAGGATTTCGAAGGAGTCATCGAGCACCGTCTCGGCGCCCATCTGCACAGTGCGAATCGGCACAAAGGGGAAGGTCGCGGCCACCGTGTTGAAGCGGATGAGCTGGCCGGAAGCCCAGCCCGAGCCGAAGCCGGCGGCCGGGATCGTCATGTAGGGCACGCCCGAGGGGCCGAGCGGCGAACAGTCCGCAGTCATGGGTTGACCGGTGACGATCTGCCCGACGTGCTCGCCGATCAGGTTGTAGGTCGTGCCGCCGGCGTTGATCTGGATGCGCCACCGCTCGGTGACGGCGCCCTTGTTCGTGACCGTGATCGGGAAATCGATGTCGTTAAACGTCGGGTCCGCCGGGTTGCCGATGAGCGCGTCAGACCAAACACCGGTCCACGTCTGCTGATCGAAGAGCAGCGACACCCGCGCCTTCACGTCGCCCATGGGCAGCGCGCTGCTCACGCAGCTGTCACCCGAGCTGTAGTCGTGCGTGACGCGGCCGGCGAATGCCAGGCGGCCATCGATGCCGACATCCGAGACTGTCAGCAGGTCTTCGATGCGGTGCTCGACCACGACCGGCTGCACGTAGCTCGACACGTCGGTGAATGTCACGGTGCCGGCGTCGAGGTTGCGCGTGTAGCCCGTCTCGATGGTGGCGCCGTCCGCACCCACGATGCGCACACGCGAGAGGCGCACGCGCCCGACATCGAGGGTCTGCCCGTTGGACACCACGGCCGCCGGCATGCGCTTGGTGTTGTGGATGACGACGAGCTCACCCTTGCGGAAGATCGGCACGCGGCCATCCGAAGGCAGGCGCACCGGGTCGAGGCCGAGCAGGGTCGCATCGACAGGCAACGTCGTGTAGGCCACACCGTTGTATCGAATGGTGCTCGCGAAAACCGGGACCGGCTTCCAAATCTTGCCGTCGCTGCCGACCGCATCGGCCGAGTACCAGATGGCGCCCTCGTTGCCGGCGGCCGTCACCCAGTCGCCGAAACGCACTTTGCCGACGCCCGTCGATGCGTCGAAGGTGCCGTGCACGTTCGTGCCGTTGATGAAGCCCGAGGCGTCGGCCGTGACGTTGATCGTGCCGCCGTTGAGCTTCGTCGCCAGGAGCTGCAGGCTGTTCGGGCTGACAGGCGCCACCGGCGTGCGGAAGACGACGTACTCCACCGGCTGACTGTCCAGCGACGTGAGCAGGCTGTTCACGACGACCGAGGTCGAGGCCGAGGCCGGCCAGGTCGTGAGCGCGGCGGTATTGGTCGCGTAGTCGTAGGTGCCGGCCAGCGAGGCGGCGCCGGTGGCCGGGTCGAGGTCGGTGTAGAGCGAACCGGCCCGGTCGAAGTAGGTCTTGCCGCCGAACGTGAAGTTGATCGCGCCAGGCACACCCTTCTCGCTGGCGTTCGGCAGCAGCTTGATGAAGAGCTTCGGCTGATTGAACGTCTGGCTCTTCGTGGTGCCGGCGCCGGCCACCCGGAAATTCACCGTCACGAGCGCCGTCGAGTCGGTCGGCAGCGAGGCGTTGAGGTTCGCGTGGGTGTAGCCCGTGAGGGTGTTGCGATAGAAGCCCGGCAGGTTCGGCGAGAGCACGGTGCCGAGCACGCCCTGCGGGCTGACGGCCCATTGCGGCACCGGCACGCTCACGACGGCCTCGGGGTAGAGCTTGGCGATGCCGGTCGAATAGACGATGGTGCCGAACTCCACGCCCAGGCCATCCACCAGCTTGCCGGCGCCGTTGTCGGTGACGGTCTTCGTCGCCGCGAAGTTCTGCGGCACCCACTGATCTGCCGGCACGCCGTTGGTGGACTGCAGGATCAGATTCCAGTCGAGGGCAACCGAGCGCGGCGCGATGTTGGTCTTGCCGAGGTTCAGCGTGATGGCGCCGTCGAGATCGCGCGCCGGCGCAGGGAAAATCTTCGTCTCCGGCGCGCCGTGGCTGTAACTGACCGTGAAGGCCACGGCCGAGGCCGGCAGCACGTTCGGCCGCAGCTCGATGGTGCTCGACGCATAGGACACCGGGCCGGTGGCGTCGCCCGTGAGCAGGCCGCTGCCGTTGTCGCTGGCGTGCCGGTCGGCACCGTCGTTCCAGTCCACCGACACGGTGCCGGCCTGCGCCGCCTGATTGTCCAGCGCCAGCATGATCGACACGGCCGCCGTCAGCGTGCCGCTGCGGTCCTTGTAGTTCGCCTTTGCCGCCCAGGTGAAGATCACTTCGCTGCCCACGTCTGGCAGGCTCCCCAGCGTCGGCAGGGCCGTGCCCGTCACGAAATCCACCGTGCCGCTGCCGATGCTGGAATCCGTGCCCGCCAGCCTCCCGCCGCCGTCGTCGGCCAGCTCGTACCAATTGCCGCCGGCGCGGTAGGCCACGCGCAGCGAGCCAGGCGCCGGCGGCGGCAGGATGGTCAACGGGTAGTTGATGCGACGGCTCTCCAGCGTCACCGCGATGGAGGTCGAGTCGGCCAGCTCGATGGGCGCGCCGGCCGGGCGGAAGGTGATCGCCTTGTTTCCGGTGATCGTGGGCGCATCGCTGGCGAGCGTCATCGCGCCGCCGGCGTAGTTGACGCTGCCCACGGTCAGCGCGCCGAGCTTCAGGCGTCCGCCGTCGTCGGTCAGCGTGCCCGCCGAAGTCGCCACCGAAAGCGAGCCCGGGTAGGCAGGATTGCCGAAGGTGATGATCGAATTCGGACCGAACACTACGCCGGTATTCAGCGTCACGGTGCCCGAGCCCGAGGCAACGAGCGAGGTCGAAGAGCCGGCGGCCGACATGTCCACGAGCGGGATTTCGGTCGTGGCGCTCGGCACGAGCTGCGTGCTGATGGTGTTGACCCTGGCGGACAGGTCGCCGGTGCTCACGGGCGCGGCGAGCTTCGCGATGCCGTAGAACTTGGCGGCGTTCGCCACGAGCATCCGGTTGACCGCTGCGGCGGTCGCGGAGCGCTCGAAGAGGCGGCTTGCGGGCGAGCCCGTGTAGTCGTTCTTCAGGCCATCCAGCAGCTCGCAGATGCAGACCTGCGCGGCATAGTCCACGAAGGTGCCGCCGGTGCTGTAGCTGTAGGTGCGCTGTTCCACCGAGACATCGGACACGCGCACGTATTCCGTCTTGCCGCCGCCGCTGATCTGCAGCGTGCCGTTGATGTTCGGCGGCGTGGCGCCGGGGCGCTGGAAGATTTGAAGCGAGCGCTGCCCCTGAACGTGGTTCGACAGCATGTAGCCGTTGAACTCTTCGCCCGGGGCTGTGTACGCCTCGATGCGGTTCTGGATGCTCGCGCGGCGGTCGAAGAAGTCGCCCGTGTAGAAGAGCGCCGGGCTCACGTTCGCATCGAGCGGCGGGCGCGAGATGATGACCAGACCGCCGAGGGCGGTATCGGTGTTCAGGGTCTGCACCGTCGCCGCGATCTTCATAATGGACACGTCGCCGCGCGCGCGGTCCACCGCCGAGATGTCCTTGAAGATGGCGTTGCTGGCGCCATCGACGATGACCTTCGAGGTCGGCGCGCCGCCGCCCTCGGGAACGTCATCCATCACCTGCGTGGCGACGAGTTTCAGATCGGATTCGAGAATGGTCATTGTTCGGACGGTGTGACGGTGATGAGGCGCACGGTGGCGATGTAGGGGTAGTCCTCGGCCGGCAGCTCGGGGCGCGCCAGCGGCTTGCCCTCGACGGCCACGCCGGGCGCGAACTGCACCGTGAAGGCGCGGCCATCGGCCAGCACGAGGGCGTGTTCGCCGACCGGGTTCGCCTCGTTGAGCGCCTTCAGGGCCTTGAGCGCGCCGCGCTGGATCCATCCGGCCTCGACCTCGCCCTGCAGGGTGATCGGCTGGCCGGCCAGGCGCACCGCGGCATCGATGAGCGCAGCGCCGGTGACGGAGTAGCCGAGGCTCTTCTCGACGGCGTTCCACGCGAATTCATCGACCCAGACCATGCCGCGCGGAATCTGCAGCCCGCCGAGGATGTGAAACTTCGGTGCGGCCATGTCAGGCTCCCGGGCGCAGTGACGACGTGCCGCGCGCGGCACCGAGCTGAGCGAGCAGGCTCTCGATGGCGTCGGCGCCGGCGGCGTCGGTGTTCACCCGGCCATAGTCGCGGCCGTTGAGCTGCAACTGCAGGTTGACGGTGCGATTCGATTCGGGCTTCGGGATGCTGGTCGGGGTCTGGCCGTCGCCGAAGAAGGTCACCTTCTCGGCCGCCCTCAGCAGCGCATAGCTCAGCGTGTCGCCGCCGTACTTCTTCTGCCCGGGGTTGTTGAAGAACTGAACATTGCCCTTCTCGTCGGCGAACTCGCGGGCGATGCGACGGGCGGTTTCATCGTCCTTGATGCCTGCGTTCTTGAGGAACGCGGCGATCCCGGTCAGCGTGCCCAGGTCGCTGCCCGCGTTCACGGTCTTGCCGTTCTTGTCGGTCGAGAAGCCGTTCGCGTCGCGGCCAAGGCGTTGGTTCTCGAGTGCGATTTCGCGCTGCTTGAGCTGGATCTCTTTCTCGCGCGCCTCGATGTCGCGCTCGCGTGCGTTGGTGACCTCGCGCAGGGCGCCGGCCAGGCCGAAGGCCGCCTGCGTGGCGTTGGTCTGCGCGTCCTTGAGTTTCAGCGTGGCGCGCCCGGCGCTGTCGAGCACGACCTCGAAACCGCGCATCGCGGCCTGCGCCTGCACCCAGGCGGGCGCCACGCCGTTGCTCGCTGTGATGGCGGCCTCGGCCGCGCGCTTCCATGCCTCGCCGAGGCCGCTGGCGGTCGCCTGCCCGCTGTCGCGGATCAGCTCGTAGTCACGCAGCGCGACCTTCGCCATGGTTTCAAGCTCGGCCTTCGTCTGCACGCCGGCACGCTGGAAGGCCGCCGCGATCTCGGCCGCCGCGTCCGCCTGCGCCTTCTTGTTGGCCCCGGCGGCGTCGGCCGCTGCGTTGTTCGCCTTCTTCAGCTCATCGAGCTTCTGCACCGCCAGCTCGAAATTCTTCGTCTCGATGGCCTGCGCGTATTCGGCGCGCAGGCGCTCGACGGTGGCTCGGGCTTCCTCCGCCTTGACCTTCTGCGCTTCGGCCGCGCTGGCGGCCTTCTGGCCGGCTTCCTGCGCCCCGTCGCCAGCGGCCTTCATCTCGGCCGCCATGTTCGTGAATGCCGCCGCGCCGCTGGCCGCTGCCGCCGTGGTCTTCTCCGCGTAACCGGTCAACCCTGCCCAGCCGGAGCGCGCCTGTTCCGCGCCCTCGGCCGCGCGGTCGAAGGCTTCGCCGGCCTTCTCCCCGAAGGCATCCGCCACCGCGCCGGTCGCCTCGGCCGAGGCGCGCACCTCATCGGCGGCCTGCTTAAACGCCGCCGACAGGTCGCCGAAAGTGATCTTCTCCAGGCCGGAAATGATGGTGGCGATGCCGTCCTGCACCGCGCCGACCACGGCCGTCATGCCCTCGGCGATTTTGAAGATGGCCGCGAGCACGACATTGGCACCGGTGGACATGACGCCCCACACGGTCTGCACGATGTTGCCGGCGTTCTGCGCCTTGCGGCCGAAGTCGTCGAGCAGCGCGCCGGCACGGTCGGCCATGGCCTGCGCCTTCTCGACCAGCGCCGGCACGTCCACGCTCGCGATGAACGCCTGCACCCACTTGATGCCGTTCTGGAAGGCCGTCGCGAGCGCGTTTCCGAAGCGGCCCACGGTGCCATCGGCCACGGCCGCGCGCAGGGCGCCGGACAGCTGCTCGACGCCCTGCTTCAGCACAGGCAGGATGGGCGTGGTCAGCGCGTTGAGCGTGGAATCCCATGCGGTGCGCAGCCCGTTGAGCGCGCCCTTCAGATTGGCCTGCATCACGCCGGCCGTCTCGGCGGCGCTGCCCTTCGCGTTCTGCAGCGACCTGGTGAGTTCGTCGAGCTTGTCCACGCCCTGATTGAGCAGCGCGCGCAGCGCTGGGCCGGCCTCCTGCCCCACCGCCGCAATCGCTCTCTGCCCGCCCGGGCCGGCAGCGGCCAGCTCGTGCAGCATCTTCTCGAAGTTGTTCGTCGTGATGCCGGCCGCTGCCAGCTCCGTGCGGAACTTGCTGGCCGGGTCGGAGAACTGGGCGAGGATGCTGTTCAACGCCGTGCCGGCGCGGCTTGCGTCGATGCCGGCATCAGCGAACTTGCCGATGATCGCCACGGTGGATTCGAGGCTCAGGCCGAGCGTGTTCGCCAGTGGCGCCGCGTAGCTCAGCGCCTGCGCCAGGCCCGACACGCTGGTGTTCGTGGCATTGGCACCCTTGGCGAGCACGTCGGCCACGCGGCCGGAATCAGCGAACGACAGGCCCAGGCCGTTCACGATCTTCGTCAGGTACTCGGCCGAGGTCGCCAGCTCGACATCGCCGGCACGCGCGAGCTGCATGGCCGCCGGCAGCGTGCCGATCGCATCCTTGACGCTGAGACCGGCCTTTGCCAGGTTCTCCAGCGCGCCCGCCGCTTCCAGCTCGGTGAAGCCATAGCGGGCATCTGCGGCGGCTTCCTGCGCGGCCTTGCGCAGCGCGCGCATCTCGGCCGCTGTGGCGCCCGTGGCGGCCTGTACGCGGCTGAGCGCCTGTTCGAGGTCCGCTCCGCCCTTGACCCACCCCACGAACGCCTGAATGCCGAAGTAGCCCAGCACGGCGGCGGCGAAGACGGCGAGACGCGCCTGCAGGCGGTCGAACACCTTGGACGCATCGTCCTTGGCGTTGATGAGGATCTGGATCGGCTTGAAGGCCAACGGGAAACCTTTAGGGAAGTGGGAATAGAAGCGGAAGCCAGTGCGGCGACGTATGGCGCCTCATGCGAAGCGCCAGGCGTCACCGCCGCCGGGAGGCCGGCGACGGCGAGGAAGCGTCAGGCAGCCACGGGGCGACCGTCCACGAAGATCGCCACGCCGTTGGGCGGGGTCAGCACCTCGACATCGAACTCCATCGAGGTGTAGGCGTCGTCGCTGGTGATGAGCGACAGGTCACCGGTGGGCGTGAGCGTAACGAGCGGCATATAGGTGTCGCTCTGCTCGCCGTCTGCGATGTTGGAGATGACGCGCAGCGCACCGCGGCGCAGCGTCTTCTCGCTCGACTTGATGGTCTGCCAGGTCGCGGCCGGCTTCGTGTACGCGACCTTGATCGGGCCCGCAGGGATGTTGCCGCCGGCCAGGATCTGCAGGCGGCCGAGCGCCGCGTCGATGGTGTAGTCCGTGCCCAGCTCGAAAGGATCGCCGCCGGCATCCGGCGTCACGACGACCGCCGAGACATTGCGCGCGCCGGCCGGATTCGCGTCGGTACGGCCGAGCTGATAGAAGCGGCCCGGAATCACCTTCAGCGCCTCTGCCGCGACCGAGCCGGCCTCTTGCGTGGTCGTGGACTTGTCGCCCGAGATGAACATCGCGCGGTTGTCGATGCTCATGTTGTCGCAGGTGATCTTGCCGGTGCGGTCGATGCGTACGACGCGATCCGCATCCTTCACGCCCGGGCCGACCTCGGCGCTGTAGTGCGGCGCCTTCTCGGTCGAAATGCTCAGCGTGACAGTGGGGCAGTTACCGAAATGACGCTCGCCCGTGATCTGGTCGGCGTCGTCGATGGGGTCGAAGAACACGCGGCCGCGCGGGATGACGTATTCACTCTTTTCGAATTTGTTTGCCATGGTGGCTCCGTTGAAAGGGTTCACTCCTGACCGAGAAACCGGCCGGTCGTTGAGAAGAGAAGCTCGATGCCGACATGGCCTTCGAGCGGGTATTGCGGCGGGGCGAAGCGCACCAGCGCCAGGGCGCCCCACCGGCGGCCACCGGCTGCGCCGGGCTCCCAGTTGTGAAGCGATGCGATGACCGCCGAGAAGGCAGCATCGAGCAGCAGCGCGGCGTCGGGCCCGTGCTTGGCGCAAAGCAGCACCTGCCAGCCCGGCTGGAGCGCTACGGCGCCTGCCTTCACGTCCGATACCGCACCGGCAGCGAACATGACGGACGCCAACGCATGCCCGGGCCGTTCGCCCATGTCGGTCGTGTAGCCCTTGACGGTCCACGGGGTGGACAGCGACTCGCGCAGCCGCTCCACGATGACGGATTCGAGTGCAAGCATGGTCAGGCGCTCCCGAGGGTCAGGCGGACGAAGCCAGCGCCGTCAGGGTCGGTGCGCATCACTTCGTACACGGTGCCGCGAACGGTGATCGTGTCGCCCCGCGCCAGGCTGCCCAGGTCCGCCATGGCGCCGGAGCATTCCGGCGCACGCGCATCGACCTGTCCCTCGAAAAGATGGGCCGCGGGTTCGTCGAAGATGACAGGCACGTCACGCCCGGCCACCGTCGCGATAGCGTTGGCGAGATGCCCCAGCACGCCGGCATCCACCATGCGCTCGATCTGGGCGAAGGGAGCTTCCATCAGCATTGCATCCCTCGCTCAGCGCACCTTGGCCGCGAAGGACGCGTTGATGCGGTACGGCACGGGCAGCGGCGCCGACTGCAGCAGCAGGATGCGCACGGCCGGGTCTTTCTCGATCCACGACTTCGAGAAGTACGGCACCGCCTGGAAGCCGGCCTCCTCGTCGCGGATCGCGCCGTACGCACGGGCGCCTTCGAGGTCGGGGCTGGTGATGATGACGGTGTAGTCGGGCAGGTAGGGCACCAGCTCTTCCGTCTCCGGGTCTTCGTACCAGCCGGCATAGACCCAGATGTCGAAGTCGCCGATGTTCCCCATGTAGCGACCGCCCTCGCCCACCACCGTGGGGTTGAGCTTGTCGTTGCCGCGGAAGCGGTCGAGCAGCTTCTGCACCGAGGGCGCAGCGCTGAAGAGCTGCCAGGCTTTGACGTCCATCACGAGGGTGTTGGCCGCCGCACCCGAGTGCTGCGTGACCAGCATCGACCACTCGTTGACATCTTCGAGCGGATCGACGCCGGTTTCGCCCCACCGGTTGCCGGCGGATAGAGCCTTCGTCAGATCGGCGTGGCGGCCGAAGTCCACGACCACGGCCGGGTACTCCTCGCCCACCACCGTGACTTTGCCGGTGCGCAGGGCCTCGACCGCCATGACCTCTTGGCGGCGCGACAGCATCTCGAGTTGGTCCTGCAGGTCACCCGCGAGCAACGCCTGCTGACGCTGCGCCGGCGACAGCTCGCCGCCGATGCGCTCGCCGATGGAGCGCTTGAAGGGTCGCGAGCTGTCGAACACGCGCTTGTCCTTCACATAGGCCGGCTTGAAGGTGCCGGTCTTGAAGCCCTTCGACTGCACGACCTTGCCGGCCACGATGGGCGCGACGAAGGGCGCCAGGCGGCGACGGCCGTTGGCGACATCGAAATGGATGTCCTCGCTCGTCTCCGTCTGCAGGTCGCGGAAGAACGAATTGAGGATGAACGGTGCCGGAGCGGGCAGCTCGGCGATGACGCGCGCGAGCACGCCGGTGGAAAAGATGTCCATGAAAGTTTTCTCCTGTGGGATGAGGGGTGCGGGTGCTGCTGGTGTGGCTGCGGCCTCGTTCAGGCCATGTCGGGCAGCAAGGTGATGCCCTTGGTGCGCAGGCCTTCGGTGAGGCTGTCCACCGTGTGGCCGGCGCCAATCACCAACGCGCTCACGTTGAAGTCGCCCCGGGCGTAGCCCAGCGCCTCGCGGTCGCCGCCGGTGGCATCGACCGTTTCGGCGAGGATCAGATCCGGCTCTTCACTGCCATCGGTGGCCGCGGCGGCGCTCACGGTGTGCTTCTTCGAGGCGGTGATGACGCCGAGCACGGTGCCGGCGGCGTAGACGCGACCGGCCAGCAGCGTGACCTTGCGGCCGACGAGCAGGTGAGCATTGCCCGCGATGAGCACCTTGGATGCCGAGACGCTCTCGGTCTTGAAATCAGCGCGATAGTCCATGTCTGGAACTCCTGAGTTGCGGTCTGGGGATGAGCTGCGAATCAGCGCGAGCCGCGGAAGCTCGACACGATCTGGCTCGCGAGCGCGGCCTCTTCGGAGGCCGGGCCGGTTGCGGCCTCGACGCCCGACACGTCGGGGTTGCCCATCGTGGCCATGGCGGTCGCGAAGGCGTTGGCTCCCGCCGCCGGAGCTGCGGCAGGGGCGGCGGCGAGAACCGCGCCGGCCTGCTCGACCGTGAGGCCGCTGGTGACGCACTGGATGGCGAGCTGCGTGCGGCCCGCTGCGGCCTCGTGCGCGAAGATGCCGCTCACGCGCGTGCGTTCGGCCTTGGCGCCTTCTTCGCGACCCTCCGCGCGCGCGTTGTCGATGTGGGACTGCGTGAATGCGCCCGGGTTGGCCGGCGGGGTGCCGGCGTTGGCTGCTGCGGCTTGTTGACCGCCCGCCTCGTTGGTGGTGGTGCCAGACATTGAAACTCCTTTGTCGTTGGCGTTGGATCGGGCGGTCGGCCCGACAGGAAAGGACCGGCTGCGCTGGGCGGCCAGTTCGGAAATGAGTTGGTCTGTGGTGGCGATGCGGTCTGCCAGACCGGAGGCGACAGCGGCGAAACCCGAGTAGCTGGCCGCCTGCGTCTTGCGCACGGCCGCGGCATCCATGCCGCGATGACGCGCCACCGCATCCACGAACATCGTGTAGAGACCATCGATCTCGGTCTGCCAGGCGCTGCGCACGTCCTCGGGCAACGGCTCGTACGGATTGCCGTCCACCTTGTGCGCACCCGCGAAGATGTGCGTCACCGTGATGCCGTCCTGATCGAGCGCGCGCGAGAAATCGACGTGGCGCGAGACGACACCGACAGAGCCTGCATACCCCGTGGTTGTCACGGCCACTTCATCCGCCGCGCTGGCGCCGAGGTAGGCGGCCGACAGGGCCATGCCGTCCGCAATGGCATGCATGGGCTTACGCCCGCGCAGATCGAAGATGCGCTGCGCGTACTCGAAGGCACCCTGCGCCTCGCCGCCGGGGCTGTCGTAGACCTGCAGCACGGCATGCACGTCCGGATGGCTCATGGCGTCTTCGAGGTCGGCCGCCAAGTCGTTGTAGCCGACGAGGTAGATGCTCTCGGCCATGTCGAGCCTGCTGCGATGCAGGAGCGCACCGCTGACGTTGAGAACGGCGACGCCTTCGACCACGCGATAGCCACGGTCGCTCGCCTCGCCACGGCGCGTCGAGAACAGTTCCGGCGCGAGCAGGCGGGAACCTTCTGCCGCAGCGACAGCCAGCGGCGCGGCACCGAGCAGGCGTTCGCTCAGGCCGGCAATGATGGCGTCGAGCTTCTGCGGGTGGATCAGCAGCGGCGTGTTGAAGATGCGCGCGGCGATGTGGGGATATCTCATGCGGTGGTTTCCTCGGTCTGGTCGCTGCCGTCGCCCTTGCCGCCGCCGGATGCGTCGGGCTGGTCGTCATCGCTCGTGGTCTGGCCGCTGGCGGCGAGTGCCACGGCAATGGGCTGCGCGGTAGTCAGGCCGCGCTCGGCGGCCATGCGCAGTTCGATGGCGCGCTGGTCCATGACCTCTTCGAAGTCGTCGCCCTGCTCCGCGCATTCCTTCTCAAGCGTCGAAATGCCCGTCTCGATACGCAGCGCAGCGGCCTGCGCTTCCTTGACTGGATCGACCCAACCGCGACCGCCGAAGATGAAGCGCGCACGCAGGTAGGCGTAGCGGTTCTCGTAGAAGCCAGGGGCCTCGATCTCGCCGGCGTTGATCGCCTCTTCGAGCCACAGCTCATAGATGGCACGCAGCCAATAGTCCGACAGCCACCGGCGGCGGCCGTGGAAATAGCGCCAGGCTTCGAGCAGCGCGGCGCGTGCGCTGCTGTAGTTCGACTTGCTGAAGTCCTTCAGCAGCAGCTCATAGGGCAGGTTCATGCCCGCCGCGATGTGCCGCAGCGAGGCCAGCATGAACGCCTCGAAGGCTTGATTCGGACGGCCCGGCGTGAAGCTGGAGAGGCGCGCACCGGCGGGCAGCGGAATGACCGCGGCGCCCTTGAGCTGGCGGATGTTGCGGGTCTGCGCGACCGAGGCATTCCACGCATCGCGCGGGTTCTCGCCGAACAGCTCGGCAGCGGAAGCCGGGTCGAGGTCCGATTCGAGGAACGCAGCAACCAGCGAATTCGCAAGGCTCGCCTGCAGTTCGTTCGCCGCGTACTTGCCGGCCATATGGAATTCGCGCATGACGGCTGATACGACCGGCTTGCCGCGCGACTGCCCGGTGCGTTCCTTGTCGTGCAGATGGATGACGCGACGACGGCCCCAGGGAGTGAAAGCGGGCACGCGGTCCCACTCCATGAACTGCGCCTCTCGCGTCATGCCGTAGAAGCCGAAGGCGAAGGCGTCACCCGGATGGCGCTTGAGGATGTGGTACGCGACGGGAGCGCCCCACTTGTCGAACTCGATGCCCTTGCGGATGTCCTCGCGGTGCTCCATGCCGACCGGTGTCGCCAGTCGGTCGGACTCCACCATCATGAGCCGCGTGTTCCAGCGCGAGCCAGGACGTGGCAGCCACAGCGGCAATGCCAGAGCATCGCCGTTGAGCATCGCGCCGCCGAGGGCCTGCAGGGTCATGCCAAGGAGGTTCTGCGTGCGCGCGGCATCGCACTCGGGCGTCTCGGCCCAAGAGCGGAATTTGGCTTCGGTGACGTTGCCCCACTCGCGAGCGCGCTCGCGCGTCCAGCCGAGCAGGCGGTAATCCGGCGTAGCACTCAGGCGCAGCACCGAGCCCACGATGTTGTCGCGCAGGGTCTGCATGCCGCCGGCCATGAGGCCGTTGTTGCGGCCGAGGTCACGCGAGCGCGCGGTCAGCGTGTCGAGGTCTGGCAGCAGGTCGGCATCGGCACTGCTAGCTACCGGGTTCCAGTCGCGCATCGCCAGGTCGGTGCCCGAGGCGGCATCGTGTGCGGCCATCGCCGCGCCAGGGCGTGCAGACACGCTGGCGCTTGCGGACGGATGGCGGTGACGGGTGCGGCGCGCCATCTCAGACCATGTAGATGGGGCCACGCGAGCTGCCGCCCGAGCGGCGGTCAAGCTCTTCGCTCACGGCGGCGATTTCCTTGCGGATCTCGGCGACGTTCTGCTGGTACTGGACAGACCGCCCGTTGTGGGCGGCGCTAGTGGGAGCGGTTAGCCGGTCCTGCAGCGACGCCATGAGGCGCGTGCGGGCGGCTTGAAGTTCAGAAACTGAGAGGTGGCGGTAAATGCCCATGCATGCGATGACAACAGTTCATCGCGGACATTTCCGCTGGACCAAAGTCACAAACTGCAGTCCGACTCGGACAGAATGCAGAGTTGCATGCAACGTCAAAACTAACCTCTGCGCATTACCTGCTTGCGGTCACCAAGCGCCGGCATCAGCCTCAAAAAGAACTATGCAATCAACGTTTTATGGCTACTACCCTCCAACAGACCTTCAATATGGGTTGCTATGGAAGGAGGCAACAATTGTCTTGGACACCAACGTTCTACTGAATCTCTATCGCCTACCAACGACCGCGCGGGATGAATTCATTTCAGCACTGGAAAACCTGAAGTCTCGACTGTGGATTCCACATCAGGTAGCTCTAGAGTTTCAACGCCGACGGCTAACCGTGATTGCAAGCGAGCGAAAAAATACCGAAGAGGCAGTGAACGCGGCCAAAAAATTGGCAGGAGAGCTAAAGGCGAAGATCGAAGCGCTTCAAATCGACAAAAGGGACATTGGCATAGATGTCAAACCATTAATCGAGGGCTTTGAAAACGCCAACTCAAAACTCGTTGATGCATTGGACGTTGCGCACGCAAGACAGTTTGAGATATCAGCCTCCGACGCCCTTAGAGACTCGCTTGACAAGCTTTTTGAAGGAAAAGTCGGCGATGGCCCTAAAGATCAAAATGAACTTGACTCTCTTTCATCGAATGGCGACGAGAGGTATGCAAACAAGATACCGCCCGGCTTCGCGGATATAGACAAAGAAAAGAACCCAACGGAAGCGTACTTCTTTCACGATCACCTCAAGTATGAAAGAAAGTTCGGCGACTTGATACTTTGGCGCCAAATTCTGTCACATGCAAAGATAAACTCGATTAAATATCTGATTTTTGTAACGGCTGATAGAAAGGATGATTGGTGGTGGCGCGAACAAGGGCGGACAATCGGAGCTCATCCCGAATTACTTAGAGAGATGAAGCGCGAAGGTGAGGTAGAGCTCTTCTGGATGTACTCTCCGGCGCAGTTTCTCGAGCATGCCAATAAGTTTACGACCATTGAAGTTTCATCCCAGTCGGTTGACGAGGTAAAACAAGTCGCAGCAGACGATCTGAAAATTATTCAGTCTAATGAATTGAAAGTTAGCCCCAGCTTGCTTGATCGCGCAGCCTCACATCGCGAGCGAGCGATACAGGCATCGAAACGTCGACGTCTACGGGTCATGAGCTATGTCGAAATGATTGAGGACGGTGCACAGGACGCTGTCTTCAATTGGCTAATCGGAGAATACCAGGACCTAGAAATTAAGCCTCAAGGCAACTCAGATTTTGTCGCTGAGACCAGGCGCGGCGGTCTTCACGGGTTTCGATTCGATGTTTATGCAAGCATCGATGCGTTAGTAACCTTGAGCACAGGGGAATACATAGCCGATGCAATTTTGGATGCAGATATCAAGGGATATTCATTTTTTACCTATATCGCAGTCCTAACTGAACGAGAATTTTTAAATATCACAGGCGTGACCCTGCAAAAACTCACCAAGCATTTTCAAAATATAGTTCCCGACTATCCGAGCCACAACATGGTTATCGGCTTTTCGACCGGCTCCGAATTTTCGCCAATCCTGAAAATTGACCCACTAACAAGCTAGGCAATATTTTCCAGCACTCAGGCCCTTCAATACCTCTCCCGTGAACCCTCAACGATAGAGGACTGCAGGAAATCGATTAAAACATTATTTCTTTGCAAGAATTCTCCGCACATGGCGCGGCGTTATGCCATAAGCCTGCGCAAGCTCGAAGAGATTTTTTCCATTGAATCTTTCAGCGATTTCATTGTGAACTCGGTTTTTGTCGCGGGAAGTTCGCTTCGGCAAATAAATATGCGTTCCTCCCAAACGCAGAATAATGCGCTCGACAAGACTCGCTGCGGCCGCCTCAGGCATCGGGACACCGAAGCATTGGGCTACAGCGCGTGCCTCCTCTTCAATGATGGCCAGCGGCTCATCGGGATACGCTGGTGAAACATTGCCGTTCATTTCTAATTCAGTTCGATCGGGGAAAAAATTTCGATATCGGTTCTGGTCGGCTGAGAAACTCGAATGGATGCGACTGGCTGCTTGGCCATCTCAGGCGGCGTAGCTGGATGTTTGATGGGCGGAAGCGGCTGCGCCGAAAACAGATCGCGTGGAGGCTGCACAGCCATCTCCACATCTGCCCACCGTTTGTCGGTGTAGTTGTGCAAACCGATCCCGAAGGCCGCGTGCAACGCATAGTTCCTGTTGTCGAGCACCTCGTTGCGCGGTCGACGCTTCACCCAACGGAAGACCTCCTTGCCGTTGACCTTCACGAGGATGCGCTGCTCGGCAGTGAGCTGCTCAAACCACTCGCGCGGCAGCTCCGAGCTGAAGTGAATGAAGCCCGGGCCAGGCTGCTCGATGGCGAGCTGCCCCAGCAGCAAATCTTTCGCCGTATCAACGCCGACATTCCACAGCTTGATGCCGTTGGGAATCTTCTTCCCGTTGAACCTCACCTCCTGCGGGCTGCTCGGCCCGAGCACGGGTACGTTCTCTTCACCACGACCCTTCACCGCTCGTAGCTTGGGCAACATGTGCTGCGTCTTGCGCACCCAGTTGTAGACCGCTTGCGTCTGGTCGCTCGAATCGATGGAGATAGCGCTCAAGCCCAGCGAGCCGCCGTGCCAGGCTTGCACGTAGCGGCCCGAGAGGTAGGCCGTCACTGGAGCCCAGTCATCCTCAGACGCGGGGTTGCCGTAGATGACATGGTGCTCGACGTGCCATGACTCGAGTCCACGGCCCCACGCCCATACGTCGATCTCCCAGCGGTCACGCTGCACGTCCACGCCGGCCGTGAGCACTAGGCCGCCGGCGGGCACGGTTCTGAGCGCATAGGGCTCGGCACGCAACTGCAGGGCGTGCTCATCGGTGCGCTCGCCGACGATCTCCCATGTCTCACCGAGCGTCTCATTGACGAAGAGCTGCATGGGGCCGGCATCGCCGCGTGCGAGGGCATCGCATGCTTCCTCGAATTCTTTGACGATGCTTTCCCAGGTGCGCTGGGGGCTGTACGCCGCCCATACGTGCAGGCCGAGGCTCTGCGGTGGGCGCGTCGGCATGCCGGCCGCATCGCGCCAGATGCGATCAGGCCCGAAGGTCTTGCCGGTCTTCTCGCACATCCAGCGGCCGGGCATTGGCAAGCCGCCTTGCAGAAAGTCGCTTTGCCGAATCGACTTGCGGCAGTGCGGGCAGACATGGCGCACGCTGGCCGGGTTACCGCGTTCCCACTTGAAGCCGTGGAGCTTTTCCTTGCCGCCCCACGAGAGCGGGTGCTCAACGCCGCAGTGCTTGCAGTCGATGTAGAAGCGAACGAAACCGGCCGCATTCAACGCGGCGCGCTCGACATGGCACAGGCCCTTCACGCCAGGCGTGGAGCCTCCGACGAACTTCGGATACGGCGCGCCCTCAAGACGGCCTTTCGCCAAGCCGCCGGGATCGCCGGACTTCTCGATGGTCTGGTCGAAGGCCGACCACTCGTCGAGAATCGAGATGGCCACGGTGATGCGGCGATAGGCACGCTTCGCTTTGCCGCCCAGCAGATGAAGCACGCTGTCGCGAAACTTCTTCATCTTGATGGTGTCGTCGTTGCCGCCACCCTTGCGGCGCGCGGCCTGAACAGACGGCACGCCGTCGCGCGCATCGAGGATGGGGTCAATCTCGCTCTTGACGTAGCTGTCGCGGTCGTCGTCTGTCGGCTGCCAGAGCGCCTGCTTGCGGCGACGGTGCGCGATGTTGTAGGCCACGAAGGCGGTAATCATCTTCGTGTAGCCAACGCGCTTCGACTTCATCACATCGAGTTCTTCGATGCGGTCGTCACTCATGAAGTCGAGGATGCCGACTTGAAACGACCACGCGATCCAGCCGCCCTTCTGGTGCGAGCTTTCGCCGGCGAGCTTGAAGTGATCGGCGGCCCATTCGCTGAGCGTCTGGAAGACCTCGGCGCGCAGACTGCCAAGGCCCAAGGTGACAGCGTGAAGCACTGCCGTGAATGTTTCACGCGAAACGTGTGCGGCCATCAGTTCGTCGCCTCCGTGTGGTCTTCGAGTGCGGCACCGTCTGCGCTCTCGCCTTCGTCCGCCTCGCGGCTCATCCTTTCCAACTCCGATGCGACGAGCTTCTCTGTAGACCGAATCCATTCGTTGCGTGCGTTGGCGATCACCTGCTGCAGCGTCGCCTTCGCTTCGTCTGGCAGATCCGGGCACGCCTTGCGCAGCGCGCCCTCCAGTTGCTCGAAGCGATCAACGACTGCGCTTGACGCCATGCCGAGCACGTCGGCGAGCAGGCCGATCGGCGCGAACTCGCCGCGGGCCACAGCGTTCTTGATCTCCTGCGCCTCGCGCTGACTGCGAGCGAGTGCGGCGCGCTCCTGCACGAGGTCGAGTCCGCCCAGCTCACCTGAGGCGCGTCCGGCAGCGACCTCGCGCAGCCTCTCGCAGTAGGCGAGCAGCCACGCATGCGCCGACTGGCCGCGCTCGATCAAGCCTTCGGCGACCAGCTGGCTGACCTTCGCTTCGCTCACGCCTATGACGGCCGCGAACTCGGCCTGCGTGATGCCAACCCCCATAGCCTCAATGACCTTCACTTAACCCCCTTAGCAAGCTCGGTGAACAGCCCGAGCACGCGGTTCGAATTACCCGTATCGGGCGCCTCGCGGAAGGACCCGCCCGACGCTCCGGGGCGCCCCACGATGGTGCGGGGGCGACGTGGCGCGCGATGGGGTGACATGACGTGCCCTCTCCTCATTCGCCCACCATCTGCCGGATGCGGAATCGGATGCGCCGCTCGATGTACGGCTGCACGTCGGCCCGGTCGGCCACGCGCTCTCTGCTGATGCGTGCTTCGTACGTCGCATTGCGCACGAACATGAGCACAGGCCGCACGATGCCGCCTTGCGTGCCCGTCGCTGCCCATATGCCAGGCGCAAGATGTTGCGTGGGACCACCGCGAAGACGACCGTACGCAACGAAGAAGCGCACGCCCTCGCGGCCCTTGCTGCCCCTGTGCAGACGGGCCTTGCTCCTGTCCGTCATGTTGGCCCGATAGCCCTGCTCGCCCAGCGCCTGGAAGTACGACAGCAGCCGCACGAGGAAGCTGCCGCGTACGTTGCCTCGCCCGTCATCACTGCCGGGAAAGGGCGTCGCGGGAACGGCCGTCTGATACCCGGCCGGGAGGATGCCGATGCGGCGCAGTGCCATCTCGCTGCGCTTGTCGCGCCGTGGTCCGCCGAACTCCTGCGCCTGCAGAATCTTTTGCGGGTCCACGCCCTTGCCGCCGAAGTACGTCGGCTCGATCTCCGCGCTGAGCCGCTCGGGCGTGGCCTTGCGCACGTACACGCTCTTGAGGATGTAGGCGGTAGGCCGGTCGAACTGATCACCCATCTCGCGCTGCCACTCGCGCCGCACGCGAAAGCCAGCATCATTCAAGCCCTCGGCGTATGCCTGCTTGGCCTGCTGGCCCGACAGCTTGGCGAGCTGACGCTGCACGCTGGCGAGGCCGCTGTCGAAGTTCATCGTCAGGCGCATGCGGCCTCCCTTGCTTCTGCTGCGCGTCGCACGCGCTCGGTGAATGCGGGGTAGCTCGGCCCCCTGCCCAGCGAGAACGCGGCCTCATCCCATGCGGGGATGCCCAGCTCGCGGGCCTTCGCATCGATGCCTGCGCGTGTCTCGTCCCATCCTCGGCCCGTCGCCCCGGCGGCGGCGGATTCATCGCGCCAACGCTCATTGCGCAGCCAGGTCGCGAACTCGGGCACGAACTCGCCTCCGTCCTTCGTCCATCTCTTGCCGAGCCTTTGTGCCTCGATGGCCGAGCGCATGGCCTGCTGCAGCGCGGTGCTCGGCGCGAGCCGGCGGTATCGCCGCTCTGCCTTCGCCCGGTTGTCGTGGTTCGGGTAGATCGACCAGAGGGCATCGAACCCGTCCGCCCCCCCATCGGGGGGTAGGGGGGTATGGTTCTTGATGGTTCCTGAAGATTCGGGTGACATAGCTGTGTCACCCCTCGCGTCACCGGTGACACCCCTCGCGTCACGGGTGACACCCCTCTCCCCTTCCCGAACGGGTGTCACTTTGTCACCCGTGTGGACAACTTCAGCCGCCGCGAGGGGTGTCAATGTGTCACCCGTCGCCGGTTCAGGCGAATCTTCGACGGGTGTCACTTTGACACCCGTCTTAGGAAGCTCTGCGCCGGCAACCCATGCCGGACAAACGCGGTATTCGTTCGTCGCGCCGGGGCGGCCCGTGGCCGTACGAACCTGCTCCAGCCAGCCTGAGGCCAGCATCTTCGCGATCTGCCGCTGCACCGTGCGCCGGCTCTGCCGCGTCTTGCGCGCCAGCTCATCGAGCGACGGCCAGATGCGCGCGCCGTCGTCGTTGGCATGGTCAGCCATCGCGAGCGCGAGCAGCATCTCGCTACCGCCCTCGGGGTAGCGCTCGAAAATCATCGACATCAGCCGGATGCTCATGGGGCCGCGCACCCTCCCCGTCTGGCGAACCCATGTCTCACGTCGTAGGTGCCTTCCGCACGCGCGAGCGCAGCATCGCGAGGGTGTGCCCCACCGACGCGACGGCCTCTTGCCCGTGGTAGTCCGCACGCCGCATCTCGTTGCCCGTCACGAACCGCGTGCCGTCGCCCACGGCGTCTGAAACGGCGCGCGTGAAGTCCGCGAACTCGCAATGCATGCGCATGATCGTCTCGACCGGATTGCCTTCGGCCTGCGCCGGCGTGGCGAGCGTGGCCGTGTGGCCCAGTTCATCCGCCATCGCATGCAGCAGCGCGAAGTTGCCCGTCGCGCGCTGCAGGTCGATGGCCTCGCGCAGCGACAGGTGATGCGTCTTGTTCTTCAGATTGACCTTGTGCGCCAGCGTGTTCGCGCTCATGTTCATGCGCTTTGCGAGCACCTCGATGCCATGCTTGAAGCCATACACCGTGTTGTAGGCAACCTCGGCAACGCTTTGCCCCTGCACTCTGGCGGGCAAGGTTTCGTCTGCGCCATAGGCAACGCCATCGGGAATTGAGACAGTCACCTTCATGCAAACCTCCGATGAGAAGGACCACCGCACCTCAGACGCGGCGACCGGGGCACCCACGCTCGACGAACGCATGGGTGCTGTTGAAAGCTTCCTGCAGCAGCTTGTGGTGCTGCTGGAGGTCGAGCCAGAACTGACGCGCGGCAACATCGCGGCGTGGATCGAGCTGACCAACAGATGCGCCAGCGCTCATGGCTTGCAGTCGCTGCGAGAGCGTGCCGCGATGGAACAGCTCTGTTCTCGAGTCCTGAACATCCCGCTCGACATCGCGCAAGCAACGCTGCCAACGTGAATGCAGCCAAGACCTCGGAGGCCGGCTTCGGGAGATGGACCTCGACCGATGCGCCAGGACCACCCGCGGAAGGTCGCGGAATGACCGTCACGCATGCCCCGGCGGCATCGGGCGGCGGATCGCGACGGTTGGCCCCAAATCCTGCGGCGCTAAGCAAGAGACGGGAAACCCGACCTATCGCGACGGCGCCGTGGATGCGGTCGAACATGTTGATGTCCGGGAAAAGGTCGGCACTATCTTTCATGCAGACCCTCCACGCCACGTTTCGCAAGCCCGTCCCGCAGGAAATAAGAGGCGTATACAGGGTCCTCGTGAATGCGGTCATGCTCAGCGAGCAAATCGCCGTTGGGGTGGAAAACCTGAAGCACCACGCGGCGGAGATCACCTTCCCCACGCTGACACTCAACGAGGACAACTTCCGCGACCCGCACCGACAGTGGCGGCATCGCACACGGCAGCTCTGGTCGGGCACCGTCACGCATGGGTATGCCCCGTCTCCGCATCGAACTTTGGCAACGGCGCATCCCCGTAGATGTGGTCGTAGCCAATCCGAAGCCCACGAGAGGCCGCGAATGCGATCACCTTCGCAGCAACCTCTGGCAGCAGCGTTTGACCGCGCTCGTAGTGACCGACGTTGCCCTGCGTGCAGCCGATGTTTTCGGCGAGCACCTGCTGCGTCACGCATAGCCGTTCACGAATGGATTTCAGGTTGTGCATGGCAATTAGTAGCTTTGCTGCTATGTTACTTCAATAGCAATGCTGTTTGTCAAGAGTAATAGCGTCGCTACAGTTTTCGAGGTGACAAACGACGACACCAACAAGCTGGAAAGCTGGCAGCGCGAAGACGCGGCTCGGCTACTCGCGCTGTACAAGGCGTATCGGGCGGCGGGCGGCCTCAAGCAGGACGATTTCGCGGCCAAGTACGGGTTGCGCTCGCAAGCCAACCTAGGCCACTACCTGCACGGTCGTCGGCCGCTCAACATCGAGCAGGCAACCAACTTCGCGCGCGGCCTCAACGTGCCAATCGGCCAGTTCAGCCCGACCATTGCTGCACAGATCGCCGGCGCTGCTCAGGCTATTGAAAGCCATCCGTCCTCGGGAGACGACTCGGAATTTGTCCCGGTTCAGCGGCTTACTGTGCGGCTCTCTGCAGGATCAGGCGCCGCCGCTGTTGTCGAGGAAGTCGAGGGCGCACTGCAGTTTCGAAGAGGCTTTCTGTCCTCATGCGGAGCCACCCAGGAGTCGGCACGGATCGTCCATGTCACCGGCACCAGCATGGAGCCGACCATCGTGGACGGCGCGGTATTGCTCGTTAACACCCGTAATCGTGAGCCTCGAAACGGGTCAGTGTTTGCATTGGCTTATGGCGATGACCTCATCGTTAAGCGGCTCATTCAGACTGCGGATGGTTGGGTCGCTCGCTCTGACAATCCCGACGGCAACCCGGACATTGCGATGAACGACGGACAGCACATTGAGATCATCGGCCGTGCTGTTTGGATGGGGGCAAAACTCTAGGCCTCGCACTCTGGGCCACATGGTAGAAAGCGGCATCACAAACAAAGGGCACTACTGGAGGAACCCTTGAAACTGCTCGCAATCCTGCCTCTTGTCGCCGCCATGGCTTCAGCGTCGGCACAGGTCTACAAATGCCCAGATGCCACTGGCAAGCTCCAATTTCAGCAGACGCCATGCGCGGGAGCCAACGGTTCGAAACTGGATGTCCGCCCCGCGTCAGGTAGCGCACCAGCCTCTTCGCCAAGCAGCCAAGGTCAAGGGGCCTCTGTTGCCTCTTCTGAAAAGAAGTCCTTTACCGACACGTTGGCTGATGAGCGCATGCAGCGAGAGCGATGGGTCAAGCTCAACGACGCGAAGCTCGACGCTGATCGCACCCGCAACAGCTGCGAGCAAGAACAGCGCGCTATTCAGGCGCGCCAAGCGTCGTCAAAAAACAATCTCGCAGGGGCGACCCGCGACCAGGCTATCGCATCAGAAATGCAAGCAGCCGCGACCACCTGCCAAAACCGCGTCACCGCCGCCGACCGCGTTGTAGATCGCCTCCAAAGCGAATGCGACAAGCTTGGCTGTCGAGCACCCGGCACCTAAAAGCAGCCCCGCTATTTTATTTTGCAACTGAAGCAGCATTGCTATTGACCCATAAAAGCAGCATAGCTACTATTCGTCCGTCTTCCACTCGGAGCCGGACATGGCAACTCGCCGCTATCGCTGCTACTACACCCCTCGGGATGCCCACGGGCACCTGAACCCCTCGGACACCGGCGCCGCGCCGTTCGTCCAATTCCACGCCACCAGCGCCACGCAGGCCGCCGACATCGCGCACCGCATCACCGGGTGCCCGGTGCTCGATACCGTGCGCATCGAGGGCTGACGCCGTGGCCCGCGCACAAACCAACCACGCGACCGCCGGCCGCCCGTCGCCGTTCGTCGCTACCCGCGCCGCGCGCGTCGAAATCTGGATGCGCACCACGGGCCGCCGGCGCCAGGCGTTCTATCGCTGCAAGCTCGCCGGCGTCACGACGTGGCAGGCCATGGGCGTGCCGCTCGCGCTGAAAGCCCTCAAGGCCGGAAGCATCGACCTCCCCGGCCTCGCTGATGCGGCCGTCGAGAGCTACGAGGAAGACGAAGCGCCGGCACATCCGATGGCCGCGGAATTTGCCGAGCGTGCTCGCGCGCTCAACAGCGACATCGACGCACTGAATCTCTGCGCGCGGGGTGATGCATGAACGCCCCGCGAAAGGTCAACGTCGAGAGCGTTGCCGAACTGAAGGCGCAGCTTGCAGCAGCCCTCGCAGCGAAGGCCATCGCGGAGGCGATCGCCAGCTATCAGGAAGCCGGCTATGGCTCGCTCGTGACCGACCCGCTTCATGACGCGCTGGCGAACGTCAACTTCTCGCTGCGGCAGGTGAAGTCGTGAGCACTGCCGAGAGCGTTTCGGCGATTGTCTGTGGCGCGAGATGCGCCACTGAAGGCTGCGCGTTACTGCACGGTGGAACTCAGACCGCCCCCGGTAGCCAACTGGGCAGCGATGAAGCTCGCATAGCGGCTTCGGCCGTTGGAGTCGAGCTTCAGCCCTTGGGTTTTGCACCACTTGGGGAACTGCTCAGGGTCAAGGTTCACACGGAAGACCTTGCATCCTTTTGCCTCGAAAGATTTGCAGCCGGTTTCGGCTGCGTGCAGCCACTCATCGTAGGTCCGATGGAGTTTGTTGCCGTCCTCGCACATGGCGCGAAGGACGGGGAATGTCTCGCGCGTGAACCAAGGGAATCCCACGATCTGCACTTGCATGAAACGGCTCCAGTAGCTGTAGACGGAACTCTATCGCACCGAGCCCAACACGCGGGGAAGGACGCCGAATGACGTTCCTCTTCCGCTGCCCCGAGTGCCGCACGCGGCGCCGCAGCTATGGCCTGTTCACGCAGCACCTGCGCGAAACCGGCCATCGCCTGTGCCGGTGCGGCGGATACCACTACGAGCACCGCCCGGGTTCGCCGTACTGCGAGCGCAACCCGATGAGCGCGGCCCTGCTCGCGAGCCGGCACGGCGCCTCCGACGAAGAGGTGTTCGAAATCGCGCTCGAGATCGCCCTCACCACCCCGGGCCGCGCCCTCGCGGCCTGCCCCTTCTGAAAGGCCGGCCATGCGCACGACCTCTCTCCACGAAACCGGCAATGGCCTCATGAGGACATCGCCCGTCGCGCCCGTTCCGGGCTTCCTCGCGACCGCCGCAGCGCTGGCGGTCTTCATCGTCCTGCCCATCGTGCTCGCCGCGATGTGCGTCTACGGCTGGAGCACTCCATGATCGTGATCACCTCCCCTCGCCCGCGCCGGCCCAAGCAGCCGCAGCGCACCGGCCCGGTCGGCGGCCTCGCCGATGACCGCTTCCAGTACACGCCGGCCGTCGCCACCGACATCCGCAAGACCTTCAAGCGCATCCGCGCCGAGATGCAGCGAGGTGCGCAGCAATGACGACCACCACCACGGGCCTCTTCTTTGTTGGCAAGGACCACCACACGCGGCCCGCCGTCAGCGAGCACAGGAACGACGCCGGCGCCTTCGTCCTGAAGATGCGCGTCGTCGACAACCAAGGCCCTCGCGCGGTCGAGGTCTACGTCGTGCGCTGGGTCGGCCCCGAGGCCGAGGCGTGGCGCGCACAGCACCGCAGCCTAAAGGCGGGCGACGCCCTGCGCCTGGTGCTCGCGAACCCGCGCTCGATGCCAGGCGCGCACGCCCCCGAAATCCACGCCGCCATCACCTCGTGCGAGCTGCTGCCCGCACGTGCCTCCGCGCTGGCGCACGCCGCCGCTTAGCCACTCATTCAACGGAGACTCCATGGACTTTCCCATCGTGTCGCTCGACAAGATCGAGCGCGAAGCGAAGGAGGCGGCCGAGGCCGGCCACTCGCTCAACTTCGCCTGCCGCTACCCCTTCGACGAGCGCTCGGGGCAACACTTCAAGAAGGTGTTCAACGACCACCGCGCCGCCCTGGGCGCCCGCAGCCTGCAACAGCAGCCGGAGGGCGCGCAATGACGTGGATGCTCACCGCCAGCGGCGCCGAATACCACCTCGCCGGCCCGACCGCCTACGGCGCATGCGGCCGCCCGGTGGACATCAACGACGTGGCGCACCACCTCGCCATCGTCGCCCAGTTCAACGGCGCCACGTCGCGCCCCTACAGCGTGGCCGAGCACAGCCTCCTGTGCTGCGACATCGCCCGGCGCGCCGGCGCCTCCGTGTTCGTGCAGATGGCAGCGCTGCTACACGACGCGCACGAGGCATACACCAACGACCTCATCAGCCCCGCCAAACAGGCCGTGAACAACTACAGCATGGCTTTCGGCGTCGGCGCGTGGGGCGCCTTCGAAGCCGAGCATGCCAAGGGCGTTCGCGAGCACTTCAAGCTTCTGTCAGTGTTCGCCGGGCATCGCGAGTTTCTGCGCTCCATCGACCTGCAGGCGCTCGCCACTGCGCGCCGCGATCTGACGCCCTATGACCCGTCGCGGCACATGCCGTGGCCCGTGCTCGGGGACAACACGCTGCAGCCGGTCGCGCCTGCCAACTGGGTTCGTCTCGACACGCCGAAGCGCGAGGCCGCGACGTGGAAGGACTGGCGCGAACAGTTCCTAGGCCGCTTCCTTGAACTCCAGGCAGCGCGCGGCAACGCAGGACGCTCACTTGCAGGAGGAGACATTGAATGAGCTGGAGCTTTTCGCCGGCGCTGGTGGCGGCATTCTCGGAAGCATGCTGCTTGGACACAGAACCATCTGTGCAGTCGAGAACAACGCCTATGCCCGATCAGTTCTATTGGCCAGACAAGCCGACCGAACATTCCCGCATTTCCCGATTTGGGATGACGTGCGCACCTTTGATGGGCGACCGTGGAGAGGCTTTGTTGACGTGGTTTCGGGAGGGTTCCCGTGCCAGGATGTCAGTGCCGCTGGTGGAGGAGATGGCATCGACGGCGAACGTAGCGGACTCTGGTCGGAAATGGCTCGGATCGTTCGCGAAATACGACCCCGATTCGTGCGCGTGGAGAACTCCCCAATGCTCACTTCTAGAGGACTCGGAAGAGTACTCGGAGACTTGGCCACGATGGGGTTCGATGCGGAATGGGGAGTGCTGTCTGCGGCCGACACCGGCGCTCCCCATCTGCGCGAACGAATCTGGGTGGTCGCGCATCTGGCCGACACCAGTCGCGAGCATGCACAAAAGCAGTTCCCTGCGCGCGCTCACCAGGAAGGACGGTCGCAGCAGGGTGAACGACAGACTAGATCACGCGGTATTTGCCGAACACCGTGGCCGTCTGAATCCGGAATGGACCGAATTGCTGATGGGGTGGCCCATCGGGCTCACAGACTTAAGGCCATTGGGAATGGGCAAGTTTCTAGAGTGGCTGCGGCAGCATGGCACGTACTTGCAGAAAGCTATGAGTGACGGCCAGCCAGCGGGCACAAACACCAATGTGGAGAGCGCAACGTGAACGAAAAACTTCTAGTGCCGGCAGCGGAGGCTGCGGACATGCTCTCAATGGGTCGCTCGACCTTCTGGAACAAGGTCAGACTGAAGCAGCTTCCTCCGCCAATCAAAATCGCCGGTCTTACCCGTTGGCGCGTTGCGGATCTCCGCGCTTTCGTCGCAACGAGCAAAGTCGATGATGAGTTAGCTCAAACCTCAAGTTTTGCATGACGGCCAATACAGGCTGGCTTGAGCAGACTCATCCGCATTTCATTTGGAAAAGAATCGATCGCGCAGGTGCGGACGCCTAGCTATGTATCGCTCCAACTCCAAAACCGACCAAGTCTCAGTTTCAATTTTCCTGTGCTCTGCAATTCCGTCCAACCGGTCGTAAAGAGTCGAGTCTATAAAGCAGCTACACATGAGTCCGTACCCCTGAGCCCCGTATTGATCAATGACGTCAGAAATAGAGGAAACGTTTGAAGTATTTGCAGACCCGTCTCGTTTGTAGAACTTGCACTGAAAGATGTACTTTTTGCTTTCCTCACCTGGCCTTGCTTTTGTCTGCACCACGATATCTCGACCGCCGTCTCTTGATCTCGATTTACCCATTTTCCTAATCGTGGAGCGATCAAATTTTGAATTGTGATACACGACGTCATAACACAGCTGCTCGAAGAGTTCATCATTCAATTCTTCCCATGGGAGAGATATTTTTGAATCGGAAAGAACCCCATCACCGATCAATGCCCCAAGATTCCCCAATGACCCGGCCAAATTTGGCAGGTCATTCCCCTTCAGGACACGAACGGCAAAAATGACGCTCTTTGCAAGACCCGAGTCCAAGATCATGAAATCATGATATTCAGACACATAGCACTTGAGGTTGCCACGCCAGAGACCAAATTTGAAATCGAACCCCCCTTCCTTCCTATAGAAAATCTCTTCCGCACACGAAAGTGTTCTCAAAACTGCATGCAGCGAAGTTTCGAGCACCACCCCTTCCGACACCGCAAGGATTTTTCCTTCCGTCAAGATCAAGGATGCGTTCAGAAGTGAAATCCGTGCCCCGTGTGCGAATTTCTCAAAAACATCTTCCGCGCTTAATTCCTCTGGGATTATCCAAGCGTCTGTTGATACATACACTTTATGAGGCGCTCCGTTGTAGTAGGCAGACGCCCAAAATCCAAAAGTGCGCTCTGGAAAATCTTTGATCGCGGCCTCAGAAAATTCCTCCTCCATTTGAAAGTATGCGCCTGCAATTAGATTGGCGAAATACTGTTCAATTATTTCAGGAAATTTAAGAGGCGTTTCAATCAACGCCTCTTCATACTCCTCAATCGCACCGAGAACTGCCTGATAATCTTCCTCGTACTCATATGCCTCCGGAGCCTGAAAAGCCCAAATCACCTGAGAAACCAGCTCAGGCATTTTTTGCCGCGGCGGATTGATCAGCGTCAGATGCAAACAAGGAAAAAACTCAGTTTCCCAAACAAACTTTAACGAGCACTCGGCGCAATTTTTTGAAAGCAGCTCTACCCCATAGGAAGCGTACAGATAATCGTACGCAATATCGATGTTTTGATTAGCGCGATTTATTGATGGAAGAGGAACTCGGAAAGTTACCGAACTCCAATCTGTTATCCGCAGTTCCAGCTCCTCCCCTGGCATTCCCTGAAGGGACTCGTCTCCAAGGTCAATAGAAACTGGCGTCTGTTCTTGCGTCAAGGATGCCCTCCTATGCCCCCCGGCGGGAGGCCACTACATGGCTCGTATCGAGCCAGTCTGACCACCATTGCATTAGCTGTCTACGCTGCTCCAAATACTCAGCACGGTTGTAGGCCGCACGCACTGCATTGGTTTCCTTATGGGCCAGCTGACGTTCAATGACATCCTGCGGAAAGCCCGAGCACTCATTGAGCACAGTCGAGGCTAGGGCACGGAAACCGTGGGCTGTCATCCGGCCACGGTAGCCCAGCCGATACAGCGCGAATAGGAACGTGTTCTCTGAAAGCGGGTGACCCGGATGAATCGGCGAATCGAGCACGAGCGCACCATCGCCACTCATCTCGCGCAGCGTCGCAAGGATGGCCTGTGCCTGCCGCGACAGAGGCACCACATGCGGAATGCGCATCTTCATGCGTGCCTCGGGAACGACCCACACCGCTCCGCGTTCCTTCAGTTCCCCCCATAGCATTCCACGCAACTCACCCACCCGAACGAAGGTATGCGCGAGCAGTTGCAGGCCGAGCCGGGTTACCGAGTCGTCATAGCCGTCGATGGCACGCATCAGCTCTCCGGCCTCTTCCGGCGGAATGCTTGCCATCGGCTTCTTTGTTTTGCGCGCGACGAGTACGCGTGTGAGTCCGGCCGCACCATGCTGCTCTATCAGTCCGGTGTCCTGCGCGTAGTCGAAAACCGCCGAAATACGGCTCGCGACGCGATGCCCCGTCTCGATCTTTCCGCCCTCCTGGGCAGCGCGGACCACCTTCACCAACTCTGACCTCGGAATCGCGTCGATAGGCAGCTTGCCGAGAAACGGCAGCGCATAGCGCTCTAGGGTGTTTGCAACCTGAATCTGATGCTTGCCGTTGGAAAGAGTCGGTAGCTTCGCCTTCAGCCAATCGCGCATGACCGTCTCGAACGTCGGCGCCAGCTTTGGCGCAGGAGCCTCTTCACGCACCGCGGAATGGGCCTTTCGCGCCTCGGCCAGGCTCACCCCAGGGTAGAGGCCGTACGTCCTCGTCTTCTGCTTTCCGGCTTCCGTGTAGTTGGCTCGCCAGCTCTTCGCACCCTTGGGCGAAACATAGAGATAGAGGCCATGGGCATCCGCCAACTTGTAGGCCTTCTCGCGCGGCTTGGCCGCGTCAACAGCTTTAACGGTGAGTGTCATGGTATCCACAGGAAAATACCATGACTGATGCCATGTAGGGAGCCGGGCTGGAGAGGATTCGCGCCGGACCCTTCGAGACTCAAAAGGACCAATCCTCCAATGAAAAAGTCCCGTCGCAGAGGCTGCGCGGGACTTTCAAAAACTGCCAGGGATTGATTCTGGCGGAGAGTGTGAGATTCGAACTCACGGACGCTTTCACGTCGGCAGTTTTCAAGACTGCTGGTTTAAACCACTCACCCAACTCTCGCCGGNG